GCGACAACATTCTTGCGCCCGCCCACCTTCATCTCAGGCGCAATAGCGGTTGGAGGGGTCACACTTTCTGGCTCCTTGTTCAGTGCCCCTCCAGCCTTTATCTCAGGGCAGCTAGATCTCAGGGTGGCCGGTGCGCTGTTTGCTCGCCCACCGCTATTCATCTCAGGAACGATCACTCTCTCCATCCTCCAACTTGATGGTGTCCTGTTCCTACGTCCCCCCACTTTCATCACAGGCCAGATCAATCTTGCCCAGCAGACCCTCCTCGGTGTTGTCTTCTTGCGACCTCCCACATTCCCCACAGGTCTCATCACAGTCGAAGTCTTCGCCCCACCAGGAGGGGTACGCGACTACACCGAGCCCCCGCGTACTTATCAACATGATCGCCAACTGGCAGTCGCGTTACGGGACTACTCTGGAGATCGGACTTATAGCACTCAGGAGCGCACCAATGGTTCTTAACCCGTTGACAGTGGATCTGATCCGAGATGAGATCGGCAATGATGCTGATTTCAGTGATGACATTCCTCATGCCTCTCCTCAATTGGACAGCTTGGAGAACATCTACAACAACACCAATCGGGGCAATTCCAATGTCTTGCGCACCGCTCTCATCTGTTGGAGGCGTCGTCTGAACAGTCTCCAAGAACGATCCTTCGACGTGATAACTGAGGGCTCTCTCCTGTCCAGATCTCAACGCATCAAGTTCTTAGAGCGCAAGATCCTCAAGCTGGAGACGCTGGTTGACACCACCCAGAAGGGGAAGAACATGACCATCCTTTCCACAGCGAAAGAAGCCGATGACGGCACCACCGGCGAATTCAGTTGAAGTAACCAAGGATGATGTGAAGGAGGCTGTCAAGTCTTCTCTCATCGATATGGTGGTCCATTCTGCTATCTCTCCAAATGAGGAAGTAGCAGGAGCCGTTTTAGCCGATGGGACGAGTGTTCGCCTCTATAACGAAGCAAAGAATCGACGTGACGCTTTCATCGTCGGCCCATCCCAACTGACCGAGCTCCACAACGTAGTGGCTGTCTACCACTCCCATCCGAACGGTGTCGAATATCCGTCCATAACCGATGAGAAGGGCCTAGCTCCCATTCCTGTTGTCATCATCACCAACCTGTCAGTAACCCTCTGGTGGTATGCATCGCACGTCGGCTACTACCGTATTTGGGACAGGAACTATGGCACTGAATGAACTGATCTCAACTAGCGAACTAGGTGGGATCCGCCTCGACGCGGCTCAACTGTTCGTAGACGCTTGCATCGTGGAGCGGCGGCCCACGTCGAAGACTGATTCGACTAGAGAGGTCGAACGGGGAACAGGTCAGCTAATAGACGACCCTCGCGAACTGATCTATACGGGCAACTGCTCGATCTATCCGATCAAGTCTCGTCGTGACCGCTTTGACGAGTTTGGGCAGGGGCTCATCTTCACGCGTCAATATCGCATTGTCCTCCCTTACACAGCCGCCACCATCCAGATTCGTGACCTGTGGACGGCCACCTCCTCTGATGATGCTCAGCTTGTTGGTAAGGAGATGGAAGTGAGAGATGTGATCGTGTCGACCATCCTGGGCTACCGCTCTCTCACTGTTCACGACTTCAGGGAATAACAGTGGCGGTAGGCGCTCTCCTTCCGGGCACTTCGATAAAGCCAGCACGAAGGCCCAATCTGTTTCCCAAATCGGCAGGCTTCAGTCGTCGCAAATCCCGAGGAGCTTTCAACCGGACTACTTTTGAGGTCCAGGGTCTCAACACTCTGGTCGAGCACTGGGACACTGTTGCTGCTCTCACCGAAGCTCTCACTCCTGCCGTTCTCGATTTCTACGCGGACGTGACGGTCCACAATGCTCGTCAATTCGTTCGCAAAGACACCTGGGCTACCCACGACTCCATCGACAAGGGCAGTGGAGTAGTCCGATCAGCCATAGGTGACTACTCGGTATGGATGGGAGCCTCCACTCTCCAATCCCGGTTCTTGGAGTTCGGCACCATCAAGATGCAGGCGTACCCTTTTATGATCCCAGCCATAGAGCTAATCGAGAAGGATTACGTTCGTGCTTTCCGTGACATCGCAGGGATAGCCGACGCTGTGGCAGGTCGGGTACGAATTAGAGGTGACGTTGGTAAGGACGGTCGAGTTCGCTCCCCAATCAGTCGTCTACGTTCCGGCCTCTACTCCACATCCAAGGCTCTCGGTGATGTTTCCGTCTTCGGTGGCAGATCATTCCTGTCTCCCATCCGTTCCTTTGAGCTCGGGGCTGCCAGGCTTCTAGGCGATGTCAGTGCTGTGATGCGGGGAACTCTCAACACTCGCATCTCACGTCGTCTTCAAGGTCGAGCTACTGGGCGTCTCCGAGGGTTCGGTTCGTCTTCCCTATTCGCCTCCAAGACATACTCGGAGCTCCCAGGAGGCCCAGGGAGTGAACGTGTCTACAACCGCTTCGTCGGGCGAGCGACTTCACCAATCATCTCCACCAACCTCGGCGGCTTCTAAGATGAGCCTGTGACCACCACCAACTACAACGACGATGTTGTCCTCTATGACCACATGAAAGCTGTCATCGAAGTCTTAGAAGCGGGCTGTCCTTTCCCAATAGGTGATTGGGAGCGTCCCAAAGATAGTGGTGAGAAGTTCATCGATCCTCCCTATGCTCTCGTTCGGCTGTTCCCCTCCACAGGCCAGTTTGAGGGCGATCTGACCAACTTCCAATCCGACATTACCCTTCGTATTCAAGTCATGGCAGCAGGGTTCATCCAGCTACAGTGTTTGGAGATTCAGGACATAACTCGCAAGTTCATGTATCGAGAGAACATCACCATCCCCGGTCGCTACATCCAAAAGCTCAAGTTCATGATTACGTCTGGTGGAATAGCCAGAGATGATGACCTACCAACCCCTCTCCTTTTTTCTTATGATGTGTACGAACTCCGAACGACTCCCCTAACAACGTAGGAGAAAACATGGCAGACAAGGTTTGGGTTGAAAATGAGACTCTCCCAGGGAGGAAGGTTCTACTGACTAAGGCCCAGTTTCGGGTCTATCGGCAGAATGGATGGGTCCTAACGGATCCACCGCCGCCCCCCGATCCTGAAGATGAGGTGGCCATAGACAGGGCAGCAGAAGCAGCAGCAGTCTCTACAGCAGACAAGAAACCGGCTCCCAAGAAGTCCGCACAAAAACCCATCCAGAAGAAGGCTTCTGCGAAGTCTTCGTCCACTAGAAAGTAATCGGCTATCTTGGTGGCACAACCAACCGTGAATCGGAGGTAAATAGAGATGGCAAGAACCATCCCAGACGGTGAAGTTCGTATCAGTGAAGTGGCTACCATTTCCGATACAACTGCTCCCACACAGGCAGAATTGTTGGCCGGTACGGACATCACTCCCTATATGCAATCCCTTGACACTCCATTGGAAGGGAACCGTGTTCCCTCTGGTGATCTGTCTTCGGCTTTCCGCTCAAATGTCCCTGGCAAATTTGGTGGCGACATGGTGATGGAGATTCACCGTGGCACCGTTGGAGCCGATGACACCGCCTACGATCTGTTCCCGCGAAACACGATAACCAACATAGTGGTGCGTCGATTTGGTGGCTCAACAGTGGCAATGGCAACTGCTGATGTTGTGGAAGTTTGGCCGGTACGCGTAGTTACCCGTTCCCCTCATGCTCTGGAGGAAGAAGCTCTCCAGATGGTGACAGTGGATATGGCTACTACCGCCGCTCCAGACATTGACGTAGTAGTCGCATAACTTTCAGTCGTTCACGGTTGGATGTGAGGGGACTCTTGCTAACGTGAGAGTCCCCTAACTCATTGGAGCGGAATGGCAGATACCAAACAGGCGGCAAAAGGGCAGGCTAAGGCAGATCAGGCTAAGACTGCGAAGAAGCGCACCATTGCCGACATCCTGGCAGAGAAATCTCCGAACACTCGCACTGTTGACATCATCCTCGACTCAGACCTGGCAGGCGAGATTCAGTTCAAGGAACAGGAATTGGCTCAGGCAAGGAATCGCAGGGGCCGGTCTTTGGCTGATGGCATAGGGACACTCCAGACCGAACTAGACGATCTCTACGAGAAGGCAGCCGACATTGCTGTCACTTTCACTTTTCAAGACATGGGACGCAAAGCCTTTGATGCGCTCATCTTGGAACATCCTGCTACCAAGGCTCAGAGAGAGCACATAGCCGAATTGGGTGGCGGAATTCTTGAGTACAACATCGACACCTTTCCTCCAGCCCTTCTAGCCGCTACCGGCATAGACCCTGAGATGGATCTGGAGGAAGCCACCCAGATCTTCGACACTTGGGGCTCTGGCGATGCAGAGATCCTGTTCACTACAGCCCTGATGGTGTGCAAGGAACGCACCTCCATCCCTTTATCCAGGAACGGTACAGATCCGATCAGCGATTTCAGCTAGAGGTCGATTACTGTGCCGAGGGGCGTATCGAGCATGAAAAGTTCTTAGAGTGGTCTGAGGCTGACCAAACTAAAGCCATAGTCTGGATGATGGAGGAGAGGCTGAAGTGTCCTGACTGTGGAACTCGCCAAGAAGAATCTGATCCTTCTCTGGGTGGAGACTTCAACGCCTATCATGTGGAGCGCTATACCTGTTACATCTGCAAGAACATCGAGGATGTCTACACAGATGAGAGGAAACGTAGCGGCAAGAAGCAACGGATACGTCCAGGATTCAAGGTGAGGCTGATTCCCAACTACATCTACCAGGAACGCCGTCGTGTTCGCAAGCAGATGGCGGTTAAGCAGATAAGGGATAAGGCACTAGAAACTCAGGTAGCTCGCCTTGAACGCACCAATCGGGGATTGCTCAAGTAATCTGAGGTTCAATGGCTGACAAAGTAGTAGTCGTTCGGCTCCGAGCGGCGATAGGCGAATACACGTCCGGGCTGGCCCGTGCCGGAGGACAGACCGTTACCTTTGGTGCTCAAGTAGCGGGTGCGGCTAGTCGTCAAAATGCAGCAATGGCACAGGCTCGCACCACGATGGCGAACCTGGCTCAAGGGGCTGCAATGGCCGGGAAGCTGATGTTGGCAGGCATTGGTGGAGCAATGGTGGTCAGTGCTAAGGCTGCCATAGATTTTGAGTCATCACTGACCGGAGTGGCCAAGACAGTCGAGGGGACTGCCGCTCAGATCGAGGCTGTCGGATCAGCAATGCGGAGACTGTCTACTGAGATCCCCGTCAATGTGAATGAGCTCAACAAGATAGCCGAGTTGGGTGGGCAGTTGGGCGTGGGGATAACCGACCTGGAAGAATTTACCGAGGTGATTGCTGCTCTGGGTGTCACCACCAACCTGTCCACCGATCAGGCGGCTACAGGTCTGGCTCGTCTCGCCAATGTGATCGGAGTCTCGCAGCAAGACTTCGACCGTCTCGGTTCCACCATCGTTGATTTGGGGAACAACTTTGCCACCACCGAATCAGAGATCCTCACCTTTGCTCTCCGCATTGCTCCAGCCGCTCAGACAGTCGGAGCTACCGCCAGTGAAGTACTGGGCCTGGCAGCCGCTCTGTCATCTATGGGTGTGCCTGCCGAGCGTGGAGGCACCGCCGTCCAGACCATGTTCACCATCATTGCTTCGGGAGCCAGATCTGGTGGCATAGAACTGGAAGCAATGGCAGCCATAGTCGGCATCACCGCTGATGAGTTCCAACGTATGGCCCTGGAAGCTCCCACAGATGCATTGGTTGCTCTGGCTATAGGACTAGGCAAGGCCAATGACGCAGGCCGAGACGTGTTCGCCATGATGAGAGGCATAGGAATCATGGGGCGGCGTGCCCAGGCTGTCCTTCTCGCCATGTCCAACAACACAGACCTGCTCACTGGCTCTCTCGACATGTCCAACGAAGCCTTCGATGAGAACAGTGCCCTGTTTGAGGAGGCCGCAAGGCGGTACGGGACTACGGCATCAAAGATCAAGCTGATGGCTAACCAGTTCACCGACCTTCGCATCGAACTAGGTCAAACACTCCTTCCGACCATCCGAACCTTTCTGGGAGTCCTTCAAGAAACCTTCCGGTGGGTAAGAGACAACACTGGAGCGGCCATAGCTCTAGGGAAGGCTCTGCTGCTAATCCCCTTCATTGGCTTTGCCATTGGGATGCAGAAGATGATTACTGCCATGTTCCTTTTCGTGGGCCAGGTGAAGACAGCCGTTATAGCTCTGGGAGGGTTGCGTGCCAGCATGGGGGCATTGTCGCTGGGGGCTGGAGGCTGGGCCACCGTCATTGGAGTGGTGTTGACAGCAGCCATCTTCCTTGTCGGTAAGGCAGCCTTTAGCGCAGCCAAGCGCACTGCCGAGCTACGAGAAAACGTGGAGGAGTTCAGTCTGGCTGTTGCTCAAGGAGTGGATCCAATAGAAGCCTTCATCGCGTCCTTGGATGAGATCTCATTGTCTGCTGCCTCCCGAGGGTTGGAGATATTCGGACTGGGCTTGCGGGACATTGGTGAAGCAGGAGCAGAGTTGCAGATCTACTTGAACGGCCTCCGAAATGTGGAGACCATGCTCGACAAAAGACGCGCTGCGGCCATCGTCTTAGGTGATGATGCTGTGATATCCAAGATTAGTGGGGAACTGGTATTCCTCGCCTCAGCCATAGCAATAGTCGAAAATGCTTTGGGAACCGCCGAGATCGATGTGGCTGACAAGGCCAACAAAATGGCTACTGCTGTTCTGATCGCTGGGAAACAAGGCACTCTCAGTTTTGAGCAATTACTGACAGCAGCCAAGAACTTTCTCAAGATTAGACCCGATGCCGAAGTTCAAGACTTCTTGGAACGTCTCAGTCCACCGTCAGATGATGCAATCACCAACTATGCACTCAAAACCAAGAATGCATTGCAAACAGCGGGTCAGTCCTGGGAGGCATTTCTACTCCAGACCGAGGAAGGTCAGGACCGACTGACCCAGTTCGACAAGGACATTGTGACTCTTGCTGGGAACTTTGCTGACAGTCTCACCGACAGTTTCGATGAGGTTAGAGAAACTCTCCTGGAAGGGTTCCCGGCATGGGATGAGTATGGAGACAGTGCCAAGGTCGCAATGGACAAGGTGATCGAGGCCCAAGATCGAATGCTGGCTGATGTGCAACGATGGGCCCCGGCTCAGGCTTCTCTGATCGGGACCGTCTCTGCTGCCACTCTCCAGTGGTTCGATGATCTGTCACCTCTAGAGAAGGGAGCCCTGGGGAGACTATTCGCCAATGACCCTCTTGAGTTCGCCAAGTTTGCTACCGACGTGGACGACAACCTCGCTGAGCTCACAGCCGCAGCCGACGCGTTTCTCATCACACGACTTCCCCAAATCCTCGATGATGCCACTCTCACCGCTTCAGAAAAGATCTCGGCTCTAGTCAATGAGCTAAAGCTGCCTCCCGGAGATGCTGAGAAAATTGTTGGTGCTTACGAAGCAGGACTGACAGACTTCTTTAACGCTCTCCCAGGATCTCTTGGTGATGATGTGAGGCTCGCCATCCTTGCTCTCCTAGATCCATCCCAATCAGCCGCAGCTATAGCCGAGAAGGGTGGTATGACGGCAGGATGGTTCATACAAGGGGTTGAGCAAGCACTATTGGCAGGAGACTTGACCCTCAAGGTTGCGGTAGAGGAAGGCATCGTTGATCCAATCGTTGATGCTGCCGACCGCAAGTTCCAGAACAAATCTCCCTCCAAAGTAGGGATGCGGATAGGCTCCGACTTTGCTGAAGGCATATCTATCGGCATGGCCTCCAATATCGATACCTCCATGTTCCAGCGCATAGCCCCCTCCTTCCAAGCAATGATGGACCAGTCAGCCCCACCTACTGTCAATGTGGCTCCATCAGGTGGCGATCTCATTATCAACCATCCTCATCATCCAACAGACGATCTGAAAAAGGACTTGCAACGTGCCAGTGTCTTGGCCGGACATCAACGACTGGCTGAGGTCGGCACGATCAACAACACCTAATGGCTAAGTACGACTACCAAATAACCATCGCAGGCACCACGGCAGCGTCCCTATTCGTCAATGCTCGTTTCATGAAGTACACCTCCAGCGAGCGGCGTGGTGACAATCTGATAATCCCCAGCCAGCACGGAACCCTCTATGTGCCGGACAAGTATTTTGCAGAGTCGGATGTGTTACTAGAAGTAGTCTTGCCTCTCACCACATCTGATGCAGCAGCAAAGGCATTGTCTGATGTGGCTCTATTGGTATCTGACCAGAACTTGATAGTGGTTTCTCAGGTGGATCCTCACCGTGGGTCCATCCGAGCTCAGGTCGAAGCAAACACTGATCCTGTCCCGACCTCTGACGATTTTACCTGTTCGGGTTCCGCAACCCATCAGGGTTCTGGGAGAGCGTGGCCGCATCGCAGGCCATAGGCAACCCCCCATCAGTGACCACAGGAGGAGACCGACCTGTCGGTGATGCCACCATTACCTTCTCGGCTCCTGGTTACCTAGAACACACCGACTCTCTAAGCCAGGTCTCACGCCTCACAGTCGATGCTGGTGCTGGGGCCGGTATCTACATTGTTGATTGCGGCATCCCACGGACCATCAAGAAAGCAGGAGCCAATCAGGACAGGTGGCTGACTGTCACCCAGCCGTGGTGGATGAAGTTCCAGCCTGGAGTAGCCCAGTCGTTTACCTCTGATGTGTCGATCACTGTTGATTGGCGCAACAAGTGGTCGTAGGTCGTGACTGATGGCCGACACACTCCGCTACGAAGCCTGGACCCTCCCTTGGCTGCCTGGCTTCCAACGTGTCATAGCTGATGTCCCAGTAGTTATCGACTCAGGCTCGGGTACCAGCCGGTTCAGTGACTTTGGCACCGGCACTGTTGATGTCTCGTCCGACTACGACCGCCTTACCGACATCATCTCAGCCACGGCAGGCCGGTTGATGCGTGTCTATGACGGCGCAGTTGTCGTTCATGAGTTTCTAGCAGCCCGAGTTGACTTCAGCCTGACTGAAGCTGGTGGGCTGGCAACCATCTCAGGCAACGACATTGCCTCAGCCTTCGATCACACCATCACCTACCCATACGACTATCCCCTCAACCCGAGCCTGATGCCTAACTGGATCTGGGGAGGTCCTGACGTGCTTCAGAACGGGGACATGGAGCAAAACCAGACCAGCCAGTACATCTACGACATATACAACAGGTCAGAGCAGTATGAGGTCTACTCGGCTGCTACTGGTGGTGACTTCACCCTGACGATGGAAGCCGATACGACTGCTCCCATAAACTTCGACGCCTCAGCCTCAGCCGTTCAGTCAGCCATCAACGCCACTACCGGAATTGTTAGTTGTGATGTGGCCCCCAAGTTCCCCTTTGCTGATCTGTCAGTGCTAATCCCAGGCCAATCCAACAACCCGTGGGTAATCAAGTTCCAAGATCCTCATGTGTTGGCGGCTGGAGTAATGACCGGGAACGGCGCAGGGTTGTCTCCCTCAGACTCATTGGTCGTCACCACCATTCTCGACCCGGCCCTCACCTTCACCCTGTCCATCCAGACCGAGACCACAGCACCCATAGCCTGGAACGCCTCCACCACAACAGTCAGCGGTGCCATCGAGGCCCTGAATGCTGTTACCGATGTGACCACAACTGGGGCCGGTAGTCCTGGCTCTCCCTGGAAGATCACCTTTGTTGTACCTGAAGTGCTGCTTGGCCCAATGTCAGGGACAGGTGTGGGCCTTACCGTCATCCAGACCCAGACTGGCAGTGATGAGATAATTGCAGGCTGGACCAAGAGCCAGAGAGCCGATGCACGAACCGTCCCGGCCTATCACGGCACTTACACCATCTTCCGCCAGTCGTCAGGAGCCGAGCCGGTTCATAGCGGCAGCTACTCGCTGGTGGTCCAAGGCACCCAGTATGCCGGTGCCCAGCAGATTGTCAGTGTGCAACCTGGGGGTCTCTACCAAGCCTCGGGTTGGATCTATCACAACGGAGGTGGGCAAACTTTCCGTCTGGTCATCAGGGACATCTATGAGGAGTACATTGCCTCGGCTGAGATTTCCCCAGTGGCCAATACTTGGACCCAGATAACCATTCCTGATGTTCTCATGCAGACCTGGCAATTCGGCTTCCCACGAGACACCATCGTTTTCCGTGTAGCCAACATTACAGCCAACGCCACAGGCATCACCTATTACGACGATTTCGCACTGGCTCAGGGCCTAGCTCCCAACAACACTGGGGGAATCGTCTTGGCCCTAATGAATGATGCTGCTGTGGATCATGCTGCCGACACTCGGGGAACCACCCTCCTCTGGGTTGACTACTCAGGAGTCAATGAGACCAGCGATGCTTCGGGTAGTAACTGGCCTGCCGGGTCATCCTTCACCGCCTACCGGGGAGCCACCTATGGGCAGACCTGGGATCGGCTGACTGCCTTGGGTAGCGAGTTCAGGCTGGTCCCCAAGTCGGTTCCTGTGGGCGCTCTGACCCATGATCTTGAGTGGTATCAGCGAGGCAACTTAGGCACCAACTACTCAAACTTGGCCACCCCTGCCATCAACATCGGTCAGGCAATCACTTCAGGCAAGATCGTCCAGCGCATTCCCGACCGCACTGCTGTCCTGGTTGAGGGAGGCGAGGGCCTGTATGTGGAAGACAAGGATGCTGGTGCTGAAACCAACTTCGGTCGCCTGGAGAAGTACAAGGGTGACACTGGCATCAACTCAACAGCCTCCCTCAACGATGCCGCCACTGTCCTCCTAGACCATGAGATAGGCATTCGCACAGCAATTCAGATCTCTACTGTTGCTACTGCTGATCACCCTCGACCTCTGGTTGACTATGTGCCAGGAGACCGCTTGCAAACACAACTACCGCCAGTCTTGCCCAAGACTCTGAAACGGGTCAGTCAGATCTCATATCGGAACAGTGAGCCAACTGCTTATCAGGTGACGCTGATCGAGCCTCCCAGTGTGGGAGCCGAGACATGACCTTTGACCGTGAGACCGGCTTAGAGGAACTCCAACGCCAGGAGTTTCGCAAGTTCCAGCACTTGCCTGATGTGATCCAGCAAGGGTTGGGAGGAGGAGGAGCATCTTCTTCAGCTTTGCCTGCTGATGTAGCCATTGGGACTGGTGGTGGTGGAGCAGCCAGGATACCAACCATCTTTGTTGCGGCTTCGGACGCTACTCCTGACGAGAAGGCTGCGGCTAAGTATCAAGCTACTGGGAGCCTTGACCACTCCACGCTTCAAGAAGCGGCTGATGAAATACATGCCTCTGACACCAATAGAGGCGGTCGAATCCTTTTGTCATCAGGGGTTTTTGACATGTCAACTGACCAGTTGAATCTTGGTGAGGACATCTACCTTCAGGGTATGTCTGTGCTTGATACCGTCTTGCAGACCACAGACACCACAGGCACTCTTGTCACGACCGGCAATGACTGCACCATTAGTGACCTTGTGGTCCTAGGAGTATCTGCCTCTCAACCAGACGCTCTCATAGAACTTCAAGATGGCTGCTGGGTAAATCGTGTCTATATGCAGGCAGCAGCTACGGGTGTACGTCTCGGAAACAACAACATCATTACCAACTGCCAAACCGTTTTCGTGCCGATCTTTGCTGATGGAGCCTGGGGAATCAGTTACGGATACCAGGATATTTTGATCGCAAACAATATGGAGATAGGGCTGGTCCGTTGTGGATCTACTGGTGGCAACATCTTCAACTGGGTTGTAGCCAATAACCTTCTCTCTAATCAGGTGGAGATACAAGAGTGTGATGGATTTTCCATAGTCGGAAATGCTTGGCAGCCACCAGGAGGAAACAACAATGCTCTAATTCAGATTGCCAATGCCAGCAACGGAGTCATTACAGGAAACAACACTTATGACGGGGCCGGTTATGACGCAGTAGCAGTCACTTCTTCCACCTCCATTCTGATAGCTGGGAATACCTGGAATCAGATGACCAAAGGGATCTTGCTCACCACCAGTACGAGATGCATTGTTTCTCGCAACATCCTTGGTGATGGTGATGGAGCCAATGCCTATCACGGCGAATATGGTGTGGAATTGAATGGGTCCTCTGATTGCATCGTTAGTGACAATCTCGTCTTTGAGCCAGGACAAGATCTTGACAACACCTACGACGGAATCTTGATAACTGGTGACTCCAACAACAACGACATTCATGGCAACAAGATCGTCTCCCAGGTTGCTACCTCTCCTCGTTACGGAATCAACATCGCAACATCAACTGCTGATACCAACCGGATCGGTGACAATGACTATGGAGTGTTGGCCGAC